AGGCCCGTTCGTTCAACGGCAACAAGTCGAACAGCGCTTTCGAGCGTTCGTATGTCGGCATGGTCGCTGGCTTCGACACCTTCAAGATGGACTACGCCAACGCGATCAACGTGCCAAATCCGTCGACCACTGAGGTCACGATTGACACGCCCAACCAGTTCTATGTGCCGCAAGCCACGTCGAACCTGGTCGGTGGTCAGATCAACGTGGACAACCGTTTCCAGAACATCCTGATCGATATCGCTGTTGGCGGCCAGGTCAGCATTGGGGACGCATTCACGGTGGCCAACGTCGAGGCGGTGCATCACATCACCAAGCAGTCCACTGGACAAGAGAAGACCTTCCGGGTCATCGCACTGCCCAACGCTGCGCCTGGTGTGCAGACCATCGGCTCTGGCGCAGGTCAGACCATCACGATCTCGCCTCCGTTCATCTCTGGACAAGGCGGCTCTGATGCTGAACTGCAGTACCAGAACATCAACTCGACTCCCGCAGCCGGTGCCACGCTCACTTTCCTGAACACCCAGCCTGGACGCATCAACGTGTTCTGGCAGCGCGATGCTCTGGAAATCTTGCCTGGTCGCTACGCTGTGCCTTCGGACGCTGGTGTTGCAGTGATGCGTGCCACCACCGACAACGGCATCGAGGTGGTGATGCAGAAGTTCTACGACATTGACAGCATGACGATCAAGTATCGTCTGGACACCCTGTTCGGCGTCGTGAACAAGCAGCCTGAGATGTCCGGCATCCTGTTGTTCGGTCAGACCTGATCTTCAACTAACGGTGGGGGGACTTCGGTCCCCCCATTCACAAGGAGCACACCATGCCGTTGACCAAAGGTTACTCGCAGAAATCAATCAGCAAGAACATCTCCAAGGAGATGAAATCTGGCATGCCGCAAAAGCAAGCCGTGGCCGTTGCGCTGTCGACTGCGCGCACTGCAGCCAAGGCCGCAGGCAAGCCCAGCAAAGCGCCAGCCAAGCCAATGAAGGCCAAAAAATGAAGGCCGGCCTGTACGCCAACATCCACGCCAAGCGCGAGCGTATTGAGCGCCAGAAGGCCGCAGGCAAGACGCCTGAGCGCATGCGCAAGCCTGGGACCAAGGGCGCACCGACCAAGGCCGACTTTGTGGCCTCAGCCAAGACAGCGAAGAGGAAATGATGCTGCAATACCCACGCATGCTTTACAAGACGCCACCGGCACGCCCAGGAAAGCGCGCCGATATGCGTGTGGTCAAGGATCAAGCAGAGTGCGACCAGGCTCTGGCAGCCGGCTGGCACCTGAAGATTGAGGCAGCAGACGAGGCATCTGGCTTCGTCTACCAAAAGCCCGTCCCCAAGCCGCTGCCCAAACGAGCCCCAAAGCCAAAGCCTCCAAAGCCGGTCAACAAACTCGACCCGAAGTGGAGCGCAGAGCAGCGTGCCAAGGCGGCAGCAGCAGTGTCGGCAGAGGTGCCGCAAGACGATGCGCCGGTCACCCGCGCAGAGCTGGAGGCAAAAGCCACCGAGTTGGGGATACCATTCAACGGTCGCACGTCAAACAAGAAGCTCAGTGGCCTGATTGCCACTGCAATGCAGCAGGGAGGCTGACATGGGCTACAGCAAGCGCCAATTTATTGAGGCCGCATTTGCCGAGATCGGCCTTGCGTCCTATGTGTTCGACCTGCAGCCCGAGCAGCTTGAGGCCGCCAGGCGCAGGCTCGATGCCATGATGGCCGACTGGAACGGCAAGGGCATCCGGCTCGGTTATCCGATCCCAGCAAGCCCCCAGGACGGCAGCATCGACGAGCAAACCAGCGTCCCGGACTCGGCCTACGAGGCGATCATCTGCAGCCTGGGCATTCGGCTGGCTCCGAGCTACGGCAAGCAGGTGATGCCGGAGACTAAGGCCACGGCCAAGCAGGGCTACGATACCCTCCTGCAGCGTGCCACGTTCCCGCTGGAGCAGCAGTTCCCCAACACGCTGCCGTCTGGCGCTGGAAACAAGCCCTGGCGCGTGTACGACAACCCATTCCTGGGCAACCCCGTCTATCCGGTGACCGCTGGACCAGACGGCCCTATCGAGTACAACTAAAGGAGCGAGCACCATGCCGCAAATCAACCAACTCCCGCTGCTGGCACAGGTCTCTCCTGGCGACCAGATTCCCGTCTACGCTCCAAACAATGGAGATGCTCGACGCCTGCCGATCAGCCAGCTCCTGCAGTACTTTCAGCAGACGTTTGCCAGCCCCACGCTGGCCACCAATGTTTACACCCCTGGCACCGGCTTCAACATTGCGGTGCCGACGCCTGTGGCCGACCAGCAGTGGATGCTGATCCAGCCTGCTGGCACGCTGGCCACCGGTACCGTCACGCTGCCGCTGAACACGCAGACGCCTGATGGCACTGAGGTGCTGATCACGACCACCCAGCAGATCACCAGCTTTACGCTTGGCATCAACGGCGCATCCGCATCCTACGGTGCGCCGACCACGCTGGCCGCCACTGACTTTTTCCGCATGCGCTTTGTGCAGGCGACCAACTCCTGGTACCGGATCGCCTGATCATGGCCACCAAGAAAGACCCCAGGCTGGAGCGCATTGGCGTGGAGGGCTTCAACAAGCCCAAGCGCACGCCATCGCATCCGACCAAGAGCCACGTCGTTGTGGCCAAGGCTGGCGACCAGATCAAGACGATCCGGTTCGGCCAGCAGGGCGTCTCTGGTTCTCCAAAAAAGGAAGGCGAGAGTGCAGCCGACAAGGCACGGCGTGAGTCGTTCAAGGCTCGTCACGCTGGCAACATCGCCAAGGGCAAGCTGTCTGCTGCATGGTGGGCCTCAAAAGTGAAGTGGTAAGACTATGCAGATTCCAATCCTCAACGGCATCTACACCGACAACGGTCCTGACCTGCGCACGAGCTACCCGGTCAACATGGTGCCGGTGCCAAAGCAGTCTGGCATCAGCAATGGCTTTCTGCGTCCTGGCGACGGCATTGTGGCCAATGGCAGCGGCCCAGGCGTGGACCGTGGCGGCGTCAACTGGAATGGCATCTGCTACCGGGTCATGGGCACCAAGCTGGTGACCGTGGCCAGCAACGGAACTGTGACTGTGCTGGGTGACGTTGGCGGTCCCGTCAACACGCTGGTGACATTCGACTACAGCTTCGACCTGCTGGCCATTGCGTCCGGTGGCCGCCTGTACTATTGGAATCCTGTTGCCAACACGCTGACGCAGAACACCGACCCAGACTTGGGCATCGTGCTCGATGTTGTCTGGGTGGACGGCTACTTCATGACAACCGACGGCGAGTTTTTGGTGGTCACCGAGCTGTCCAATCCGCTTCAGGTCAACCCGCTGAAATACGGCAGCTCCGAGGTTGACCCAGACCCTGTGGTGGCGCTGCTCAAGCTGCGCAACGAAATCTACGCACTGAACCGCAACACCATCGAGGTGTTCGACAACATTGGCGCAGAGTTCTTCCCATTCAATCGCATTGACGGTGCGCAAATTCAGAAGGGAGTCATCGGCACCTTTGCCTGTTGCGTGTACATGGAGCAGATCGCTTTTCTTGGCAGCGGCCGCAACGAAGCGCCAAGCATCTACATGGGCGCTGCAGCCACGGCACAAAAGATCAGCACGCAGGAGATTGACGAGTTGCTGCTGAACTACACCGAGGCGCAACTGGCCTTGGTCAAGCTGGAGGCACGCAACGACAAGGCTCACCAGCACCTCTACGTCCACCTGCCAGACCGCACGCTGGTCTACGACGGAGCGGCATCGCAGGTGCTTGGCGAGGCTGTCTGGTTCACGCTGACCACCACCGTGGTCGGCTTCAGCCAGTACCGTGCGCGCAATCTGGTCTGGGCCTACGACAAGTGGCTGGTCGGCGATCCACAGTCCAGCAACATCGGCTATCTGGTGGACACCATCGGCACGCACTGGGGTCAGAAAGTGCGCTGGGAGTTTGGCACCTTGATCGTCTACAACGAAGGCAACGGAGCGCTGTTCCACGAGCTGGAGCTGGTCAGCCTGACCGGGAGAGTGGCGCTGGGCGTCGACCCGCAGATCAGCACCAGCTACTCGCTGGACGGTCTGTCCTGGAGCCAGGATCGATTCATCCGTGCCGGCACCATCGGCAACACCAAGAAGCGCCTGGCCTGGTTTCAGCAGGGCAACATGCGTAACTGGCGCATCCAGCGTTTCCGTGGCGACAGCGACTCGCACATCGCATTCGCACGCCTTGAGGCGCAGATCGAAGGGCTGGCGTACTGATGGCCACAGCACCCTACTCTCGCAGGCTAAACCTGACACGCGACCAGCTCGCGCAGTTTCTGACCGACCAGCAGCAGATCAGGCAGTTCGAGCTGTTGTTCGCAACGGTCGATGCCATCGCACCTGATGTGGTGCTTGAGATCAACATCGCGGCCGGCACTGCCCAGGCAACTGCTGTGCAGGCGCTTGGCATGATTGCCTCGCTGGCGCAGGAGGCTGCTGTCAGCTCTGCGGTGATCGATGGCAAGACCACGTTAGCGCTGGACCAGATCGCTGCGCTGGCTCAGGAAACGTCAGTCAGCATTGCGTCAGCAGAGAACAAGGCCAACCAAGCGCTGGCACTGCTCGGCCAACTGGCCACGGCCGTTGAAGGCCTGCAGATGTCGCCACCACCACGCGAGTTCAAGCGTGCGCGCTACGGCTCGTTCTACAGCACCACCACGCAGACGGCTGGCGTCGTCAACACGGCCACCGCAGTAACTTACAACACCACGGACCTGTCCAGTGGTGTGCGCATCGGCACCACGACATCGCACGTCATCGTGGACACTGAAGGAATCTACAACTTTCAGACCTCGATCCAACTTGATAGCACGGTGGCAACGGATGAGGAGTTCTACCTCTGGTTCCGCAAGAACGGGGTCGATGTCACCGATTCGGCTTCTCAGGTTCGCGTCAAGGGCAACAATGCTGAGGTGTTTCTGGCGCTGAACTATTTCTTCAATCTCAAGGCAAACGATTACGTCGAGATCATGTACTCGGTTACAGACCTCGGCGTGCGTCTGCTGGCCTCTGGCGCTGTAGCCCCGCATCCAGGCATTCCGTCCATTATTCTCACAGTCGCCAACAACATCCAAGGAGTCCAGTAAATGACCGTCACCGTAAAAACCCTCGTGCCTCCCAAGCAGATGGAGGCCACCCAGACCACGCAGTACACGGCCACTGCCGCCAAGGCGCTGATCGACAAGGCCACCGTCACCAACACCGACACGGTGAACCGCACGTTCAGCGTCAACCTGGTGCAAGTGGGCGGCAGCGCTGGCAACAGCAACCTGATCATCGACGACCGCACAGTCGTGCCAGGCGAAACCTACCTCTGCCCCGAGCTGGTTGGCCAAGAGCTGGATCCTGGCGCATTCATCAGCACCATCGCAAGCAATGCCACCTCGCTGACTCTGCGCGTGTCTGGCCGCGAGATCACATAAAGGAGTAAGACATGGACTACGCAAAGATGCCCAAAATGATGGTGGCCGGATTCGGTGGCCTGCCCATTGACGAGCCGTTCCTGACCACTGCCGAAAACCGCAAGAACTACGAGACGGCCGTGCAGGACTGGAACTACGGCCCCGAGATGCCGACCAATGAGCCTGGCGCGAACAAGCCGTTCTATGTGGCGCTGGCCAAGGCCATGCAGTGCGACGAGAAGGACGCAAGGCGCAAGCACTGCTCCAACTGCGAGTACTACGACAACAGCCTGATGACCCAGGTCAAGATTGAGCGCATCCCGATGGCCGCCTACGACAAGGGCGCAGGCTTTCGCGGCCACTGCGAGAAGCTGGACTTCGTCTGCAACGACATGCGCGTCTGCCAAGCCTGGGAAGAGCGCGAAGATGACGAGGATTGACCAAATGGCAAATTGTGGGAAAATAAAGGTGCTGAGCCGATTGAGCCGCCAGCAGCTCACCCTAAACACGAGCTGCGCATGTCTGGTGTCGATTGGTTGAGAGTGAACCTGCAAAGGGTTTTCGCGCTCCCAACGCCAGCCGTTGAATGGCTGCTCATGCTTTATGGGGCCATCCAGGTCTTTGATGATGTCGCAGACGGTGATCCAGTCGAGCGCGAAGACCTCAATGCGGTGATCTGGAACACCCTGGTGGGCATGAACCAGAACACATTTTGGATTGCCAACTCCCACAGTCTCGCACCCATAGTGGCCACCATGATCCTGAAGTGGCAGGCCTCTGACAAGGCTGAGCGTGCAGGCAAGGCAGATGCACGGTCATTCGTCTGGCGTGCAGGATACTATGACGTTGTGCTGATGACCGTGGCGCTGTGCCACGGCACTCGTCGTGCGACAGAAGATGCAGGCAGCGTCATGGAGTTGTATGGCGAGAAATTTGAAGACTACATGAAGGAGTTCAGCCATGCCTGATCCAGTCACTGGTTTAATCGTTGGAGGCTCGCAACTGCTTGGCGGCATGATGCAGGCCGATGCAGCAAGCGAGGCAGCAGGCATTCAAGCAGGAGCAGCAGGTGCCGGTATTGAGGAACAGCGCAGGCAATTCGATGCACTGCAAGCCTTGCTCAAACCTTACACCGAGGCAGGTCTTCCTGCGCTCCAGCAGCAGCAAGCATTGCTCGGCCTACAAGGCCCAGAAGCAGAGCAAGCCGCCATTGAGCGCATTCGAGGTGGCGAGACTTTCCAGGCCTTGGCGCAGCAGGGCGAGGAAGCTCTGCTCCAGCGTGCCTCGGCCACTGGTGGTTTGCGAGGTGGAAACATCCAAGGCGCACTTGCACAGTTCCGACCAGCTTTGCTGAACCAAGCCATCGAGCAGCAATATGGCCGCCTGGGTGGCATGACGCAATTGGGCCAGCGTTCTGCTGCCGGTGTCGGCGCTGCTGGCATGGAGTCTGGAACCAATGTGGCCAACTTGCTGGCCCAGCAAGGGGCGGCCAGAGCTGGTGGAGAACTTGGCGAGGCCAAGGCATTCAGTGGCCTGTTCAACTTGCCTGCTCAGGTGCTTGGCTTCCAGTACGGTGCAGGCGGCAAGGCTGGCATGGGCTTCGGTTTTTGAGGAATAGAACATGGCCACCATCAATCCATTCCAAGCCCCGATTAACTACGCAGTCGATGTGCAAAGCCCTTTTGAGGCGGCACTCGGTGGGTTCAAACTTGGCGCTGGTGTAGCAGAGGCTCGGGCACAAGTAGAAGCCCAAAGACAGGCAACTCAGAATCAACAGGTTTTTGAGACTGGTCTGCGCACATTCTTTGCCAATCCAGACCGCAAATTTGAGGACTTGGAGTCGATCCTTCCAATGGCCAACAAGCAGCAGTTTGATGCGCTACAAGCCATTGGCAAAAATATGGGCGAAAGGCGTTTGGAAAACGCTAAACTCTTTTCAGGCCAGCTTCTCGCAGCTCTTGAGTCAAATCCTACAATTGCTCGGAGTATGCTTGAGCAGCGTATTCAAGCCGAAACTGATCCGCAACAACGCGATGCCTTTCAAGCAACCCTGAAGCTCCTTGATGTCAGCCCAACTCAAGCGGCTCAAATGGTCGAATACACCGGAATGGGTGCATTCGGCAAGGACTGGTACGACAACGTAACGAAAATTCGTGCTGAGCGTAGGACTGCAGCGATGCAGCCAGATGTGGCCAGAAAGACCGCTGCAGATGCTGATGCGGCTGTGGCAGAAGCACAGAGAAAAGTTGCAGAAGCAGCAAACACACCAGATCGTCTGAGAGCAGAGCAAGACTTGCGAGTCGCTCAGGTCAGAAAAGAAAGGGCAGATGCAGATGTGGCTGCTGCCACTGTGCAGTCACGCATTACAAAAGCAGCGGAAGAGGCCAAACCTGCGCCTGGCTTTGCAATCATCCCAGAGGCAGAAAGGGTAAGACTTGGACTGCCTGCTGGCGTTTATCAGAGGAACCTTGGAACGCAAAAGATCGAGCCTGTCAGCAAGGAGCTGGTGAAGATCGACCTCGGACAGCAACGAGACACGCTGGCCATGAAAGAGTTGGACGTGCCAAGGGCGCAAGAGTTCTCTGCCGCTGCAGCATCTGCTCGGACGCTGGCGCGAGACTCACGAGTGATTGCAGACCTGCTACGAGGCAAGGGAGGTGGCACTACTGTCAAGTTGACCAGTGATTTTGCCAAGACCCTCGGGTTTGAAACGGATACCGTCAGGGCCAATGACCTCGCCAACTCCCTGGCAATTCGTGGAGCTACACAACTCCGTCCTCCTGGCTCTGGCTCTACGTCAGACACCGAGTTCAGGGCGTTTGTCTCGGCCTTTCCGTCGCTGGCAAACTCTGAAGGTGGCCGTGATCTGATGGCCAAGTATGCCGAGGCTTTTGCGACACGATCTGCAAAACTTGCCGATCATGCACGAAAGCTGATCCGTGAGGACAAATATACCGAGGAAGAGATCGCAAGGTTCGACACGAGTCTTGGCCCGATTCTTGGTCAGGATTTCTACACTGGCGCAAGAACCAGGGCACCCGCTGCTCCTGCTCCAGCCGTAGCAGCTCCAGCGCCAGCCCCAGCGGCTCCTGCGGCAGCGCCCGCAGCAGCCCCAGCAATGCCCTCTGGTTTCCGCGTAATTCGGTAAAGGTCAAGACCAATGGCAAGATATAAAGTCCAAGCGCCTGACGGCAGCATCATCGAGCTGGATGGCCCGGATAACGCAACAGATGCGCAATTGATCCAGGCTGCTCAGGCGGCCTATGCACAGCGCCAGCAAGG